CAAAAGCCAAGATGTTGTATCGAGCAGCTGCCAGAGCTCTCACGTTGGAGAACGTAGGTTTTTGTTGCTTTACCGCTTCAAATGTGTATGAAACTGCACAAGCCTACGCAAATGATCGTTCATCACTACCTGCACCATCTTTTGATGCTCGCAAAGCCTGGCCTCGTGGACTGCCAGGAACGGAATCACAGATGCCCCTTAAGCCTATAAAGCAAGGAGCATCAATCAGCAACGCAGATAGGGAGGAAACTGAAGAGAAGCCACAGTTTCATCCAGTAGCTATTACTTTTAGTAACTACATCCCTTTAGTTCCATACGCCTCAAAGAATAATGAGGTGGTTTCACTTAACAATCGTGCTTTAGTTGCCACGCCCGAAGAAAGCTGGCCTTTGTGGAATAAGGTCATTGCTCGAGCAGCTACCACTATTAAGGATATGGAACCCATCGAAACAATCGACTATGAAGCTGAATTCAATCAGTGGAATGATCGATTTCCTGAGAATAAACGCCGAAAACGACGCGTAGCTTGGGAAAGCCTTAAGGAACATCCCCTTGAAAACAACGATTTTATTCGGAGTAATTTCGTTAAACGAGAGTTGACAATGAAAGGAGGTCCTGAGCCAGAAGATTTTGATCCTAGAGCTATTCAAGGTAATAGTGATCGTCTTGCTGCCTCTTATGGACCATTCATGCACCAAGTTTCCAAAGCATTAGCAAAACTATGGCATAAAGATCATCGTATCTATTATACATCTGGCGCGACTGCAGAGGATATTGGTGAGTGGCGAGCACAATTTGGTGACCGCCCTGTCACCATTCTCGAATGTGATCAAGGACGATACGACTCTTGTCAGGGTCGTGGTTGTTACGAGAACGGGGCTCAACTGAATACTAAGTTGGGCATCCAGAAACATGAATTTGCTCGGAGCGCAATGCCAGGTAAGAAATTAATCCGTGGTTATAGTGCTAAAGGAGTAAAGTATCGTGTTCCCTTCACCATGCCTAGTGGATCTGATGATACCACTGCATGGAATTCCTTTAATAATGGCACCTCCATGGAGGAGCTTTTAGAAGAATGGATATCATTATATAACTGTACAATACCTTGGTATATGTTGGTTTTGGGTGACGACAATTTGATTGTGTTTGATGGTGTTTTATCACCTAAGGACGCAGCAGATCTTGTCAAATTTCTCAAGCGTGGATATTTCTTTCTTGGAATGAATGCCAAGCCTAAATGGTCTTATTATTGGCATGAAGTGGAATACTGTTCATCATTGTTCTGGCCCGTCAAAGGCGGTTTTGTTTTGGGGCCGAAACTTGGTAAGAGAATGCCAAAAATTGGATTCTCACTTCGCCCGTTAAAACCTGGTGAAGTTAAAGGCATGTTGTTGGGACTCAAGTTAGAGGCCGGCTTCATACCTGTTATAGATTTGTACGTTGACCACAATTTGAAATTGTTGTCACGAGTTAAAGCCATCATGTTTGAGGATGAGCGTATTAGGTACAAATCATTACCAAGTTCGAGGCACATCGCCAATTTTGAAACCGACTTGTTTTTCACTGAAAGATATGGGTTGAGTCCCTCTCAAGCGCGAGACGCTTTGGGAGAAGCTCTACGTGATTCTTGTGTGACAAGTTGTGTGAATTATTGGTGCCTGAGCCACTTCGTTGCTGAGGACCTATAATATGGTCCAGGTTAAAATGCCGCATGACAGCGTGCTACCTTTTATGAAATATGTCAACCGGGCGTTTGAAACATTATGGACTATTATACTGGACCTTTTTGGTCTAATGGAAGATTTCAATCTTCAGTGAAGTTCGGCTCAAACAAACCTATTGATGAAACAGATTACGAATCGCGTTTGCATGACACCGCTTATGCTGTTTATGACGATGATGCGCACCGTACGGTCGCTGATTGGCTTTATAAAGAACGTCTGGACAAGATTCCGACGCTTAAAGCCAAAATCGTTAAGAACTTGCCTTATTATGGCAATCAGCTTAATGCAGGTCATGTTTCAGGTCTCCTTTCCCCTCTTTCTATTCTTGCTCTGTATGACTACATATTGCGTGTATATAACACTGAAAGAAAATTTAAAAATGGCGAGTACATGAAAGAGATCGCAGACGTGCAGAATTTATACAAACAAGATCCCTATAATATGGGCAACATACTAGCACCTGCTTTCTACCCTGAGTCGTTTGAACAACCTAAGGCCAATAATACTTGGTTGAGAGGTTCTACCGAGACCAACAATACTTGGTCTGTCACCCCTAACGGTGGCTCTTTCCCTAACGTCAGTCGCAATTCTATTGTTCCTGTCAATTTGAGTGAAGATGGTAACATGCTGTATACCTCGGTATACATGCCATACAAACCACTACGGAAGAAGAGACGTCGTATCACTCAACGCATGGTTGAGTTGTACAATCGTGAACATCATACGAACTTTACCCTTCAAGAAGTGCAGCAACGAGTTGGCCTGTACTTCTAGTCGCCCGTTACAAACCCCACTAACACTGCATTTAACATGCCACGTCAACAACAAAAGAAAACAACGAAGAAGATGCCAAAGAAAATGCCCAAGGTTAAATTGCCACAGGAATTTAAAGGTGCCCCAAAATTTGGACCTGTTACCACTATTACGACCGCGCCGGTTGCAATTGGGAACAGCATCCAAGGTTCCAAACCTAGCGTCGTCATGAGCGTTGACGGTTGTCGAGTTACCGGCCGTGATTTTGCATTCACTGCAACCGCGACACCAGCCACTGTAGCTGGTTGGACGCTGGTTGGTGGTATGCCCATCACGCCTAGTGTTCTCGCCTCGTCAGCCCTCAAGTCGTACACCCAAATGTATGCCAAGTTTCGCGTCAATGCGATTGCAGTGCATTACATTACCAGTTCTGCTACGTCGCAAACTGGTGACGTTCTTTTCTACTTTGAGAGAGATCGTTCTGGACCTTTTATCGATTGGAGCAATAATTCTTTCCTTCCATATACCCTGTCTGATCCTAACACGATTTTGGGACCACAATGGTCTAATCACACTGCTGTGTTTAGACCAACCACCGACTTCAAATTCACTGATTATGGGGTGAATGTAGATTTGAATGAAGACACGTGTGGGCAATTGTGTTTGTTCTCGAAGACTAGCAGTGCTAGTTCACCAGGTTACGTTATCATTGATTATGATATTACGTTCAAGGAATTACAGGTAAACCCACGTGCTGGTGTTTTGCCTATTTCTCGTGGACAGTTCTCGCCTATCAACTTATCGTTGACGGCCACAGCTGTGACCTCAGGCTCGACTTCAGTCGCCCCGATTATTACTGCGGGTAATGCTGTCACTGGTGCTACAACCACGTCACCAAGTGGTCTCACAGCAGGCGACATTTATCGCGTCATTTTTGACGTGACTAACTCTACCATCACCAATGCTGCTTGGACTAACGTGACTACCGCCAATCTCTTGCGATATGAGTTTGGTGCTACAGCAGACGCTGCAGTCACTGTCGATGATGGTTTTACCTGCTATGGTTTGTATGATGGATCGACCATGATTCTCTATCCTACTTTAACCAATGCCTTAGCCGGTAATAAGTCTTTCACTTATGGTACAACGGCTACCATAACATTCAATCTTAACGTCATGATTTCTCTTGTTGCCCAACTCAACTCCCAAGCACAAGCCTCCTATTAGAAACTGTAGGGCTCGCAACCGTAACTGCGCGTTGGCACGTATGCCCGTACTAGCTTGGCTAGATAT